AAAGATACGCTATGATGCTGGAAGACCAAGAAGATGCTATAATGGATATCGTAGAGGTGGACGATGCCCTAGCAATAAAAACTTGTAAGCATTACAACTACAAGTATGCCGTGATCACCCCTAATGACATTGTAATTCCTCCTAAAAATGATAACCTTCAAAAAGATTAGATATAAAAACTTTCTTTCATCCGGAAACGCATTTACGGAAATTGATTTTCAGGCACATAAGACAAATCTGATTGTAGGCACGAATGGAGCGGGTAAAAGCACCTGTTTAGATGCTCTCTGTTTTGCCCTATTTAATAAGAGTTTTCGTAGAATTACAAAACCACAACTGGTTAATACTACTAATGAAAGAGAGTGTTTAGTTGAGATTGAGTTTTCTGTAAATAGTCGTGACTATTTGGTTCGTCGTGGTATCAAACCAAATGTTTTTGATATTGAAGTTAATGGGACTGCACTTCATAGAGAAGCAGACGATCGTGCCAATCAACGCATTCTGGAAGAAAATATTCTTAAGGTAAATTATAAATCTTTCACACAAATTATCATTCTGGGAAGTAGTACTTTTGTGCCTTTTATGCAATTGACGACTTCTAATCGTCGTGAAGTGATTGAAGATCTGTTGGATATTCGTATCTTCTCTGCGATGAATAGTCTTATCAAAGATAATATTCGCACAAAGAAAGAGCAGATCAAGTCACTGGATCTTAAGAAAGATAATCTTAAAGATAAGATGAAGATGCAGAAAGAGTTTATTGAGGAATTGGAGAATCGTGGAAATGCCAATATAAATGCCAATAAAGAAAAGATTGCCAATTTAGATGATGAAGTTGGTGATTATATGAATACTAATGAGGACTTGGAGGGGCAAATAAAAACACTGCAAGTTGATATTGAAGAACTTCAAGGTGTCGGTGACAAGTTAGTGAAACTTAACAACCTTAAAGGTAAAATCTCTCAAAAGGTAAGTACAATTACCAAAGAACATAAGTTTTTTACTGAAAATACGGTATGCCCTACTTGTACTCAGACTATTGAGGAAGAGTTTCGTGTAAATAGAATTGCGGATGCTCAAAATAAGGCAAGAGAACTTAAAGATGGTTATGAAGAACTTGAGAAAACTATTAAGTCTGAACAAGAACGAGAGCGTCAATTCAATGCCCTATCTCAGGAGATTACAAAGTTAACGCATGGCATTTCTCAAAACAATACTCGGATTTCCCTCAACCAGAGACAAATCAGAGATCTTGAAAATGAAATTCAAACTATTACCAGTCAGTTACAAAACAGAAATACTGAGCATGAGAAACTAGAACAGTTTCGAGAAAATCTCCAAAAGACAATAGAAGACCTCTCAGACAAAAAACAAGAAATCGTACATTACGATTTTGCCTATTCCTTACTCAAGGACGATGGCGTAAAAACGAAGATAATTAATAAGTATCTTCCGTTCATAAATCAGCAGGTAAATCGTTATCTTCAGATGATGGATTTCTACATCAACTTTAAACTTGATGGGGAGTTTAATGAAACGATTGAATCACCCATTCACGAAAACTTTTCTTATAGTTCTTTTAGTGAAGGTGAAAAAATGCGTGTAGATTTGGCTCTACTCTTCACTTGGAGAGAAGTTGCTAGACTCAAAAATTCCGTAAATACAAATCTGCTGATCATGGATGAGGTATTTGATTCTTCACTGGATGGATTTGGAACTGAAGAGTTTCTTAAGATCATTCGATATGTCATTAAGGATGCTAATATATTCGTCATCTCTCATAAGTCAGACTTACATGACAAATTTGAAAGTGTCCTCCGTTTTGAGAAAGTAAAAGGTTTTTCGCGTATGGTGTCCTGATACACCAAAGAACAATGCAAGTCCCCAATAGATACCACCACTCCAAGAAGGAGCAGAAACGAAAACTAAAACCACATGATCCTGCCTAAACATGAAGGTGGAGGTTTTATAAATATCTAAAAAGTATTCGTAAAATGGACGCACAAGAACTTCGCAATCTTCAAGAAGCATATATGGAAGTTGTTGAAAATCAGCAATTTGATGAAGAACTTACTGGGGATAGATTAGAAAGAGCAAAAGAAAAGATTAAATCTTTGGGAAGAAGAAAATCTACTCTTGCTTCAAGAGAAGCATTAAGTAGGGTTTCTATCGGAAAAGAAGGAACTGGGGTTCAAGGTGGTAGAAAAGCACCAGTTAAAAGAGGTGGTGGTGGAACTAAAGGTCAGGCAAAAGTTTCTGGATCTGGTGGTGATGATATGGATAGAGGTTATGGAAACAAATCAGCAAAAAGATCGGGGACTTATCGTGAAGCAATGTGGGAAAGTGATATTTACGACATCATCCTTTCACACTTACTTGATGAAGGATATGCTGATACACCAGAAGCAGCAGAAGCAATTATGGTGAATATGAGTGAAGAGTGGAGACAGAGTATTGTTGGTTGATAACCACTTCATAAACTGTCTACTGGGAGGTCTTCGGACCTCCTTTTTTTGTATAATACATTCATACGCAACAGAGCAATGACCGTTCGACACGAAATCAAGTCCCAACTTGCTAAACTCCTTGCCACTGAGGATCTTGTGGTTGAGCACAAGAAAGTTGAGACTGCCTGCTTTAACGTCCACACTCGTGTTCTGACTCTACCAATGTGGGAGGGTGCTACGAATGAGATTTACGATATGCTGGTGGCACACGAAGTGGGTCATGCACTTTATACACCTGACCGTGATTGGTTGAAGGAAGTTAAGATTCCTCCACAGTTTGTGAATGTGGTTGAGGATGCTCGCATTGAGAAGATGATGAAACGTCGTTATGCTGGTATTTCTAAGACCTTCTATCGTGGTTATAGTGACCTTTCCGATAAGGATTTCTTTGGTGTTGAGTGTGAAGATGTCAGTAAGATGAACCTTGCCGACCGAGTAAATCTATATTTCAAGATTGGAAATTTTGTTGATATTCCCTTCGGTCAAGACATTGAGATGTCAATCGTCCGTATGATTGAGGGTTGTGAAGATTTTGATGATGTTCTGATTGCTGCACAGGCACTCTATAAGTATTGTCAAGAACAGATGAATACAGAAACCAAGACTGATATGGATTCCCTGGAATCACAAGGTCAAGGTTCTTCTGAACAACAGCAATCTAATGATTCTGATGAAGAAGGTCAGGAAAAATCTGATGAAAATGATTCCTATGGTGGTACTGCCGAAAAAGATAATGCTGACTTAGAAACTACAAGTTATGATCAAAATTCTGGAAAGAATGCAGAACCTCAAGTCAACACTATGAATTCTCTTGAGGAATCCATTAAAGATCTTGTGAATATGAATGGTATTGAGAATGTATATCTTGAGATGCCAAAAGTAGATTTGGAAAAGATTGTTGTTCCAAACTCAACAATTCATAGTGCTTGTCATGAACTTTGGGATAATTATTACGATAAAACTGTTTTTGATCACGTTGATGCTGAGTTCCTCAAGTTTAAGAAGTCAGCACAGAAAGAAGTAAATTATCTTGTGAAAGAGTTTGAATGTCGTAAATCGGCAAATTCTTATGCACGTGCTACAACCGCACGTACTGGAGTTCTTGATTGCACCAAACTTCATACTTACAAATACAATGAGGATTTGTTTAAGAAAGTGACTACCCTTGCCGATGGTAAGAATCATGGTCTGGTGTTTGTTCTGGACTGGTCTGGTTCTATGGCAAAAGTTATGTTAGACACTGTAAAACAACTTTGTAACTTGGTATGGTTCTGTAAAAAAGTTGGTATTCCTTTTGATGTTTATGCTTTTACTAATGACTATCCTCTACTATCTCTAGATGAAAATGGTGAAGCAGTTGTTCGTGAACTTTCTTATAAGAAAAAAGATGGATTGATGCAGGTTGGAGAGTGGTTCTCTATGATGAACATTCTAACCCACAAAGTCAATACCAAAAACTTTGAAAATCAAATAAAGCATATTTTCCGTCTTGCATGGAGTTTTAGTCGTTATGCAATGTATAAGATTCCTGTAGGTATGGATCTTTCTGGCACTCCTTTAAATGAGACAATGATCTCACTTCATCAAATTATTCCACAATTTAAGAAAGAGAATAAACTCCAGAAAGTACAATGTGTTGTGCTGACTGATGGTGAAGGATGTTCTCTCAAATATCATCGTCAAGTGCAACGTCACTGGGAATCTGAACCTTTTATGGGTACGGCACACATCGGGGCAAATTGTTTTTTGAGAGATCGTAAGACTGGTAATACTTATAAATTGGGTGACAATTGGTATGATATGACTGATATTCTCCTTGAAAATCTTAAAGATAACTTTGTAGATACAAACTTCATTGGTATTCGTGTTCTCTCAACAGGTGATGCCAGTTCTTTTATTCGTCGTTATACTTTGGATAACTTTGAGATGAAGGAGAAGATTAAGATTCAATTCAAGAAAGAAAAGGCATTTGCAATTAAAACGTCTGGATATCATACTTACTTTGGTCTTTCTGCAAATGCTCTTGCAAGTGAGTCTGAATTTAATGTAGATGAAGATGCCTCAAAAGCACAGATTAAAAAGTCATTTATGAAGAGCCTTCAAAATAAAAAAATGAATAAGAAAATTCTAAATGAGTTTGTAGACCTTATTGCCTGATAAATATTTTTATAAGTAATAGGTAAAACAAATGTCTAGATTTGGAGATTTAGTGGGAGGTAAAAAAGCAGCACCTGCTCCAACTCCCACACCAAAACCTGTAGTAGAAGAATGTGTGGAGGTTGAAGAGTCTCCTATTGTTGGTGAGGATTCTACAAATTATGAGGAAGTAATAGAAGAAGAAATTGTAGAAACCATCCCATATGAAAGTGATGTATCATTTCATGATATGAGTAAGAAAGAGATTGAGGAATATGGTCGAACTGTCGGTATTGAGTTAGACAGAAGACACTCTAAGAAGAGATTGATACAAGAGTTGGAAGACTACTTGTGCCAGTGAGTAAACTGTCTATGGGGGTCGCAAGACCTCTTTTTTTATACTATAATAACTTCAGTTGAAACGAACAAAGCAACATCATGACTCTTTCTGCTGACTATATCCGCACTTCTCTTCAAGAACTTTATGGTGAGTCTGTGACTACTGGTGATATTCGTGCTTGGTGTGCAATGAATGGCACCAACTATCAGACTATCACCAATAAACTTTCCGATTATAAAGTGGGACGTGGTAAGTGGAATCTTGAAGTCACTCAACAAAAAGTGGAAGAAATCGAACGCACATATCAGGCACCTGCAGCATTGTCTTCCGTAGAAAAAAACCTTATCCCAGAAAAAGATGATACCTTCGTCAAGTTTGGTAATTTTGGTGACATTAAAAAAATTATTCAATCCCGTCTTTTCTATCCAACATTCATTACTGGTCTTTCTGGTAATGGTAAAACGTTCTCTGTTGAGCAAGTATGTGCTCAACTCGGACGAGAACTTATCCGTGTAAACATTACTATTGAGACTGATGAAGATGACCTTATTGGTGGTTTTCGTCTCACAGATGGTGCCACTGTATGGCATAATGGCCCCGTTATTGAGGCACTTCAACGAGGTGCAGTCTTGCTCCTTGATGAGATTGACCTTGCATCCAATAAAATCCTATGCCTACAATCCATTCTTGAAGGTAAGGGAGTGTTTCTGAAAAAGATTGGTAAGTTCATTAAACCTGCTGCTGGTTTTAATGTGATTGCTACTGCTAATACTAAAGGTAAGGGTTCTGATGATGGTCGTTTCATCGGTACTAATGTTTTGAATGAGGCATTCCTTGAGCGTTTTCCTGTGACCTTTGAGCAAGAGTATCCCACTCCTGCCATTGAACAAAAAATTCTTGAGGGCATTTCTCTGGATCTTGGTGTAGAAGATCGTGACTTCTGTAAGCGTCTTGTAGATTGGGGTGACATCATCCGCAAGACTTTCTATGATGGTGGTATTGATGAGATCATCAGCACTCGTCGTTTGGTTCACATTATCCGTGCCTATAGCATTTTCCAAGATAAGGCAAAAGCAATCCAAGTTTGCGTAAATCGATTTGATGATGAAACCAAACAAGCTTTCTTGGAACTATATGATAAGGTTGACTCGGACTTTAATATGCCTGTTGACGACGGGGAGATTGCCTGATATAATGATCAATGCTTGGAGTTTACTTTATGATGAATTGAAAATGGACAATTACGAACACACTCCTGAATATTATGACCGAGACCGAAACAAATCAATTGATGATGGAATTGATGATGGTATGCGTCCTTGGGGACATAGTGACTATGAATTTTTAATTGCTAACAAAATGACTGAAAAACGCAAATATAAGTATAGTGAGGATAAAATCCTCAAAGAACTTGATGATTATATTGCTGGCACATATAATCAACACTACT